ATAAATCCAGAAGAAAAAGATTCTATCGAACTTGCAGTTGAAGCTTCAATTAGACAAGAAAAAGAAAAACTTCTAACAGTTCCAAAAGGATTCTATAAAGATTTGAAATATGATGTTGATATAGACATAACAGGAGAAAGTGTAGATACAAGAGTTAGATACGCTACAAGATTCGCTATCTTACAAGCTATTACTTCAGACCCCACAATGACTAAAGACCCAGTGAAGAAGAAGATTCTTTATGGAATGGCTGAAGATGGTGGAATAAATCCTAATGATATATTTGGTGCAGATATGGAAGAATCAGTAGCTCCAGAAATACCTGGAAGAGCTGGTGGCGGAGTATCTGTCCCGAATGCCCTTAATGTAGCATTATCAGGTCAATCACAAGGAACTATATAATATGAATGAAAGAGATAGAGAAATATTGCGTGAATTTCCCTTAACTCCTCATGGTAAAGTTTTTATTAAATTTATCGATGAGGAGCTTGGTAAATTAAAAGATGTAATGACTGTGAAAGGTGAGGTCGAATTACAGGCAAGGCAAGATGCTGTTAAGTATCTTGAAGGATTATTTATCCACTTTCGTCCAAAAATTGACAAGCCGAATAATAGTTCTTACACTTAAATTATTAGGAGTATCGTTCCTCACTGAACGTTTAACCAGTTATCATTTATGGAAAATCAAAATGAACATCCACAAGAAGATGTAGTAGTGGAGGAAGAAACTACAACAGAGGTTCCCGAAGAACAAGAACCTGCTGACGATACAGTTGTTCTAAAGAAGTCGGACTTTACTAAAATGCAACGCAAAGCAATAGCTTACGATGCAAAGAAAAAAGAACCGATAAGTATTATTAACGAAAATCCTGTAGATTCTGTTGACCTTATAAAGCTCGGCAAGAAACTACAAGATTACTCGGACTCTGAACTGGATTTCGTAGTTGATTATGCTAAATCAAAAAAACCCGAAGACGTATTGAAAGCTTTAGAAAATCCTTACGTGCAAGCGGGGATTCAAGCACAACGTGAAAAAACAGAACGAGAAAGAGTATTAACACCAAATGGTGCCCAAGGTGAATTCGATAAACCAAAATCTTTTGTTGACCAATTAAATTCAGCAAAATCATTGAGGGAAAAAGAAGACCTCTTACGTGCCAAAGGTCTATATAAAGACCCAAGACGTAGAGATGACACAGTGGGTATCCTAAGATAAAACAATGACACAAGTAATTTCAAATGATGTCTCTGCAGTAACTCCTGAATTGTGGTCTACAATGGTGCAAGTTCCTTTGTATAAGTCCTTAGTGGCTCTCGATATCTCAAATATGAAACTATCAGATACTGTAAAGTATGCTGACACAATACATATTCCACGATTCGGTAGTCTCTCAGTGCAATCTTATACTCCTGGCACAACCATCTCAGCTACTGCACAAGACTGGGCTTTTGACAATCTAGTTGTCTCTTCATACAAGACTGTAACCTTTTATGTAGATGATGTTCACAAGTTACAATCAAATGTTGACCAAGCTCGTGAGATGGCAACAGAAGCTGCTTACCAATTGAAGAACCAAATCGACACAGATGTTCTAAAAAACATCACAGGTGCAGATGGCTTTATGCCAGCTGACAACGTAGATATTGGTCTTGGTTCTACAAACGGTGCTCCAGTTTCAGCAGGTTCAGCTAACATTATTAACGTTTTCGCAGGTGCTCGTAAGTTCCTACGTGAACATAATGTTGAAGAAACTGGCGACTGGTGTGCAGTTGTTACTCCAAAAGTTGCTTCTTTTATTGAAACAAAAGCAGCTTCAGTTGGATTCAATGTAGCAGATGCTACTTTGAGGAATGGTTATGCTGGAGACTTTATGGGCTTCCAAGTCTATATCTCTAACAACCTTCCTTCTGGTAATCTTTCAGCTATTGCTCCAGCAGCAGGTAACGGTATAATCGGTGGTCTTTCAGGTGCTAACGCTTCTGGAACAACTCCAGGTCGTGCAACTTACTTCGGTAAAAAGGGCACAATCGATGTTGTTATGCAAAAAGCTCCAGCTCTTGAAGTTCGTTTGAAGGATGATATGTTAGGTGCTAACTTCATCACTTGGACAGTTTATGGTTCTACTGTAACTACCAAGAATCGTGAAAGAGGTATCAACTTATCTATGCCTACAGCGTTCACTGGCTAACACAATTAACAATAATTGTTTGCCCGTTTTGTCTCCGAACCTCAGCGAGGTAGAAAAAACGGGCAACTGAGGAAATAATTATGAACTACAATAGAATGCTCGCTAAATGGCGACTAATTAAAAGATACAAATATCTAATTGAAGTAGATAAACTAATGGAAGAATTCGTAACCAAAACCATACTAGATGGTGGTTCCGATGAATTTATTGCTGCACAACGCAAGCAACTTATTAACTTACAAAATGATGCTAACTCTAAAAAGAAGCTCATTGAGTTTTTAACTAACACAAAATAATTATGAAAGTAATGATGATTGTTGACCGACCCGATTGTTATATACACGGGATTTGGTTTCACAGACAAAAGCTTCCAAGTGAAGCATTACAAAAAAGAGGACACGCTGTAAGAGGTGTAGCCATAGGAGAGTTTAATGAGGAACAATTAAACTGGCCTGACACTGTAATATTTGGTAGAACTTACCCAGGACAATATGACCCAGTAAAGTGGATGAAAGAATTTAAGAAAAGAGGTAAGAGAGTTATCTACGATATGGATGATGATTTTTGGGAAGTAGCAAAAGATAATCCATCTAAACTTGTGTCTAACGCACTTAAAGACCAATACGAAGGTATGATAAAAGAAGCAGATGCAGTAATTACTCCTTCACAAGTATTAGCAAAAAAATTTAAAAAGTATTTCAAGAAGCCAGTTTTCATTTGTCCTAATGGAGTTGACTTAGAAACTTATATTGAAAGACCACACGTAGATAAACCTTTAACTATAGGTTATATGGGTGCAGCTTCACACTGGAAAGATTTACAACTTATTGGAGAAGTTATTTCTGAACTCGCACAAAAATATGATTTCACTTTTTCTATTTATGGTTTGGTTGGTGAGCCACTAGAAGCGACAATGTATTACTACCATAAAACGCTCCAACATAATTTTGCACCAGAAAAAAATGAATATTATCGTGCAGCACTAGGGTTCTATAATCAATTAAAAGGAGTAAAGATGGTTCACATACCATTTATGCCACCCGAATTACATCCAACTGTTTTATCAAGATGTGATTTTGATATCGGTATCGCACCACTAGAAGATACAACTTTTAACAAAGGAAAATCCTGCATTAAGTTCTATGAGTATGGTGCAGTTGGGACTACCGTGTTATCTTCTGATGTCTTGCCATATAGCGATGAAGTAGATTATCGTGCAAAGAATACAAAAAAAGATTGGTATAACAAATTAGAAAAACTAATTGTTGACAAAGAATTCAGAGAGAAGGTGGGCAAAAAACAACAAGAGTGGGTAAAGAAAAATCGAAGTCTTGAAGCTATTGGTTTACCGTGGGAACTGGCTTGTCAAAGAGAAGGAATTAAAGGACTAAGTGTAGCTAACCAACGATGATATACAATTGGGAACACAATCAAGTTCTCTCTTGTAGCGACCTGCCTCTCACCACAGATATCTCTAAAGCTAAAATTCTGATAGTCTGGAATGATGTTTACCCCGTAGAACGCAGTATGATAGATTTCGCTAGAAGTCGTGGCTTAAAGACATATGTAATGCAACATGGGCGTAGAGGGTCATCTAGGTATTTTAAACCTTTCTACGAGCCAATTTACGCTGATAAGATGCTTGTGTGGGGCTATGCTGATAAAGATGCGCTAGTAGATGTGGGACATAACCCAGAACGCATAGAAGTGGTTGGCACTCCAATACTAAATAAAATTAAACCTAAAATAAAACACGAAGGAATAAATATAGTTTTTTCTCCAGAACACTGGGACAGACCACTTAAAGAGAATATACAAGTAAGGGATGAATTACGAAAGACTAATTACAATATAATTACGAAGTTAATTGACTCTCCCAGCCACCTAGAAGAATATGACAATCCCGTGAAGACTAACACTAACGATAAAGACCACCTAGATAAATGTATTGAGGTGTTGCAGAAAGCAGATTTGGTGGTAGGAATATCTGAATCAACTTTTGAATTATTAGCTCAAGCGATGGACATACCTGTAGTTATAATGGAAGAATGGGAATCTAAAGCTTTTGGTGGCGATACAAGATATGTAGATTATCGCAGAGTAATTTCAAGAGCTTCAAAGAAAACTAAATTAAAAGATTTACTAACAACTATTAAAAACCAATTAAAAAATCCTGACGAATTAAAACAGCAACGTAAAGATGTTGTTTTTGAGGAGGGTGGAATATGGGATGAAACCAATAGATTATTTAAAAACTGAATACCATGATGATAGGCACTGGAAGTTATTAGATAGAAGTAAAAAGATTAAAGAATACTTTGATAAATATGTAGATAAGAATGATACTATCTTGGAACTCGGATGTTCGTCTGGAAGAAATTTAGTTGAACTTTATAAAGTTGGTTACAAAAAATTAAATGGGTTAGAGATGTTTCCTGTGAAACAACTACCAGAATTTAAACTTATAAAAGAAAGATATGAAGACTACGAACACAAAGAATATGATATAATATTTTCAGCGTCATTCTTGCAAGAATTTGAAAGATTTCCACAGGAACAATTCAATAAAACCTTGCAAAAGACTAAGAAATATTTTATGATATTTGGAGACTATCTTGGTAATTGGGAACATCCAGGATTTAAGATAATAGAAAAAACAAATCCAGACTATCCTTTCTCAGAACCAATAATAATACTAAAAAAATATGGAACAAATTAAAACAGCAATAGAAACAATGTTTCCAATGAACGCTACTCTTTTAGGGGAGGGCTACGATAATAGATTGGAATATTTAAAACATTTGCTTGATTTAGAAGTTATAGAAATACCTAGTGGGACAGAATTTTCAACCTGGACAGTTCCAAAAGAATGGATTGTAAAAGATGCATGGATTAAATATAAAGGTAAAAAGATTGTAGACTATAAACAAAACCCTCTTTCTTTATTGGTATATTCGCAACCATTTCAGGGAACGATAACTAAAGAAGAACTACTGAAAAATGTTTATTCAACTAATGACTTTGGAGAAATAGATAAAGATACAGTCCCGTATAAGACAGCTTTTTACGATGATAAGTGGGGATTTTGCATGAGCCCAAATCAAGTAGAGTCGTTGAAAGATGGAGATTATGAAGTATTTATAGATACCGAATTCAAAGATGGAATAATGAAACTAGGCGTGCATACTATCAAAGGAGAGACGGATAAAGAAATACTTCTGTTTGCTCACTTAGACCACCCATATCAAGCTAATGATAATTTATCGGGGGTAGGAGCACTGCTTGATGTAGCTTCAAGAGTAAAATCAAAACATACTATAAAGATAGTGTTTTGCCCTGAAACTATTGGTTCTATAGCTTATGCCCATACACAAGACTTATCTAAAGTAGAGTTCGTGGTCGCTATAGATATTTGTGGTAATGATGCACCTCTACTTGCTTTGAAAGCTTATGACAAAGATGCACTTATAAATCACATACTTCACTGTGCATTGCAAATGGCAGGTAAAATGTATAAAAAAGCAAGTTTTAGAGCTACAATTGGTTCCGATGAAACTGTATTCAATGACCCTGATATTGGGATACCAAGTGTATGTCTTACACGACACCCTTATGATGAATATCACACAGACCAAGATACACCAGATAAAATAAATTACGAACGTATAAAAGAAACTGCGGATTTAATTATTTCAATTATAGATATTGCAGATAGAAATTATATACCAGTAAAAAATTTTAAAGGACAACTGATGCGTTCACGATATGGAATACAAAGCACTATTAAACAAGT